GATGACGAGTCCAATGCGCTTAAGACTCCTACAAAGACTATTAAGCAAGTTGCGGATGTAGTTACTAACCGTCCTGGCAAAGGTGGAGGAAACCCTGGCATGCCTACTTTAAACAAAGGTAAGGTTTCTTACGAAGAAACTGAGACCGTCGAAGACGAGAAGGTGGAAGCCATCGTCGAAGATGAGACAGTTACTAAGGAAGACGAAACCAAGGTTGACCTTAACTCAGCTATCGAAGAGGACGTTAACGCTCTCCTCGCTGGTGAAGAACTCTCTGAAGAGTTTAGAGAAAAGGCAAAGGTAATCTTCGAGGCATCTATCAATGCTAAGATTACAGATATCGAAAATCAACTGAACGAAGAATACGCTACCAAACTCAACGAAGAAGTTGAGACTATCAAAGTATCTCTTACAGAGAGAACTGATGCGTATCTCGAATATGTCGCAGAAGAGTGGCTAGAGGAGAATCAGCTAGCAGTCGAAAGAGGCATCAAAGCCGAAATGACTGAATCATTCTTAGACGGCATGAAAAAGCTTTTTGAAGATCATTATGTATCATTACCTGAAGATAAATATGATGTTCTAGAGAATATGGTAGACAAACTTGATGAAATGGAGACCAAGCTTAACGAGCAGATAGAAAGAAACGTTGACCTTCGCCAATTGCTTGGCAAGTCAACAGCTCAGACTGTCTTCAACAACGTTGCAGAAGGACTTGCAGTATCCCAAAAGGAAAAACTACAAAGTCTTGCAGAGGGTGTTGAGTTTGAAAGTGAAGAAGCCTATCGTGGAAAACTAGAAACTCTTAAGGAGTCATACTTCAAAGGAGGAACAAAGACTAGTTCTCCTACGAGCGCACCTCAAGAACTAACAGAAGAAGCAGAGCATGTTGAGCCAGCTACTGGATCAATGGCTACTTATCTGGAAGCACTTGGTCGTGTGAATAGGAAGTGATAAATTTTTAGTTAAACAACCTTACAAAACGATGCAACAAAACATCAACTATCAGGCGCTTACTGAAAAGTGGGCCCCGCTCCTCGATTACGAAGGAGTAGACAAGATTCAAGATCAGCATAGACGTAATGTTACTGCTGTACTTCTTGAGAACCAAGAACAAATGCTCCGTGAAGAGAACTCTTTCCAGAGTTTAACGGAAGCATCACCAACTAACTCTGCTGGAACAGGTGGATTTAGTGGATCTTCAACAGCCGCAGGCCCAGTTGCAGGTTTCGACCCTGTATTGATCAGCCTTATCCGTCGTGCAATGCCTAACTTGGTCGCTTATGACCTTGCTGGTGTTCAGCCAATGAGCGGACCTACAGGTTTGATCTTCGCAATGCGTTCTCGCTACACGAATCAGAGTGGAACTGAAGCTCTATTCGACGAGCCAGATTCAGCATTCTCTGGACAGAACAGCGCTGAGAACCTCACAGGAGGATTCTCTGACACCGCTGCAGGTTTCGGTACAACTTCACAGTCTGGTACTAACCCTGGCGTTCTTAACCCAGTTGCCTCTGCTACCACATCTGCATATGATGTAGGTCAAGGTATGAGGACAGGAGACTCCGAAGCTTTAGGCGACGGTGCTTCCAACCATTTCCAAGAAATGGCATTCAGCATTGAGAAAGTAACGGTGACTGCGAAGTCTCGTGCTTTGAAAGCTGAGTACAGTTTAGAATTAGCTCAAGACCTTAAAGCTATCCACGGATTAAACGCCGAGTCTGAACTCGCAAATATCCTCTCAACAGAGATACTTGCAGAGATCAACCGTGAAGTTATCCGTACTATCTACAAGTCTGCTGAGCAAGGTGCAACAATCAACACCTCTACTGCTGGAACTTTCGATTTAGATACAGACAGTAATGGTCGTTGGTCCGTTGAGAAATTCAAGGGACTTCTCTTCCAGATAGAAAGAGATGCCAACCAGATCGCACAAAGAACTCGTCGTGGAAAGGGCAACGTTGTCCTCTGCTCCGCAGACGTTGCTTCCGCTCTAACAATGGCTGGAATCCTTGATTATACTCCTGCATTGAACGCTAACCTTAACGTTGATGACACTGGCAATACATTTGCTGGAACATTGGCTGGTAAGTACAAAGTTTACATCGATCCATTCGCTGCAAACAATGACGCTAATCAGTACTACGTTGTTGGTTACAAAGGATCTAATCCTTACGATGCTGGATTGTTCTACTGCCCATACGTTCCTCTACAGATGGTTCGTGCAGTTGGTCAGGACACCTTCCAACCAAAAATTGGCTTTAAGACTCGTTATGGAATCGTTGCTAACCCATTTGCGGAAGGTAATGTTTCTAACCAAGGTCTTGGACGCCTACTCGCTAACTCAAACCGCTACTATCGTAGAGTTAAAGTTACAAACCTCATGTAATTCATATTGCATACCGAATGAAGGGGGTCTACGGACTCCCTTTTTTATTGGAGAAAAAATGGAATTAAAAAAACCACTGATGCATGTTAGGTTGCATCAACTCGGATTCTTCTGGTGGGATCCCAGAATAGATCCAAGAGAACCAGAATATTGGGGCCCCGATGGGGGCTCTTTTTTTATGCCTATATAATATGACTCATGTTATGATTATGAATAAGTGGTTTACAATTAGTTTAGGGACGGTATTAGGTCTTAGTCATATTGGTATGATTGGGATGATCTCTAGACAAAGTAAGTTCCCTGTAGTAAATGTACCTGTAGGTTCTTATACTTCATATAGAGTAGAAGCAAATAAGGACGGTTATAGGATTAATTATCGTGCTCATGATCCTAAGATGTCACATGTGGAACGGGATATAAAGAAGAAAGCGGGGTTTCTGGGACTGGGTAACAACACCATTACAGAAAGGAAATCGTATCCAGCAACGAGTATTGGGACTGGCGGTGTTTCATCTACCACAAGAACAGGTAAGTCAGAAGCCTGTATTGAAGCAATCGGATCAGGAAAAGGAACGGGTAGAATGGTCGGTGCTAGTGTTGGTGCTGCTGTGGCCCCTAGTCTCACTGGGATTCCTTTCGTTGGTTGGGTTCTTGCTGGAGCTGCTACAATGATGGGAATGGATGCTGGATCTGATGTTGGTGGAACAATGGTTGAAAGTATCAGTCCCGACTGCGAAGAACCAACTAAATAAAAGGAAAAGCCCATGGCATCGAAAAGTTCTGCTTGGTCTAGACAACTTAAGAATAGGAACTTCTTATCCCCTGCAGGATTTAAGTTTACTTTGGCAAAGGCACCAAAGGTAGATTTCTTTTCTCAGTCGGTTAGTATTCCAAATATCAATCTAGGAGTGTCTATACAGACAACTTACTTGAAAGATGTTCCCGTGCCTGGAGATAAACTTGATTATGGCGATTTAGACATAGAGTTTTTTATTGATGAAAATCTAGAAAACTATCTACAGATAGAACGATGGATGAGATCTCTTGGATTCCCTGAGTCTCTAGCAGAAGCTATACCCATAAACCAACAGAATGATGAAGATCTCATCATGGGGGATACGTCAGATGGTACACTTATAGTGTATAATAGTAGTTTCAACTCAGTTGCCAAAGTAAGTTTCAAGGATATGTTTCCTGCATCTCTTACTCCAGTACCATTTACAGCTGATGCAACTGATATAAATTATATTATGGCGACAGCCTCTTTTAAATATACTATTTTTAATGTGGAGAGTTTAATCGGAGATGAATCTTGAATTTATACAGGAACTTTGGGACAAAGACTCTGTAATTGATAATGAACTTTTACACTCAGAATCAACACGAGTACCAGCATTACACGCAAAGTATTATAAGATATACAATAATATCTTAACCCTTCAACGGGCTCAGGAAACTAGGTATAAAGTTTTAAAGAAAGAGAAGTGGCAATATTACTCAGGTAAAGCATCACCAGAAGTATATGCAGAGAAACCTTTTGACCATAAAGTTCTAAAGGCAGACTTAGGAATATACTTTGATGGAGATGAAGATCTCATCAAGTGTGCTGCAAAGATAGATTACTATCAGATAATGTTAGATTATCTTGAGAGTATTCTAAAAGTTATATTAAATCGAACGTACCAAATAAAGAATGCCATCGAATGGCAAAGATTTACGAGGGGTTATGACTGATCTTACCATTGCTAAGAAGAATGAGGTCTATCTCACTGTAGATGCACAACCTCATGTTCAACAGGAAC